ACTTCTACACATGCATTCTGTCCAACAAGTCCACAGTTAGTTCCAACTTGTGCAAACGCAAACGTAAATGGTTGACCAACAAAACGTTGTGTAAATAACGCCGTATCGGTCCAAACATAAATTGCATCTCTACCACGAATTGCTCCTCTGATCTGTGATCCATCAGCCAGTCTTTGTGTACCAGCTGTATTAGTTGCTGTAGGTACATATGTGTTTATGTCTTCTTGATCCGAGAATCTTACAAACATATCATCTTGTGTAGATGTATCTCCGATGGTTGTTTCTGTTCCAAAAAATACTAAGTGTCGATCTGGTGTAGATACTAACATATGTCTTGATGCAGTTGGTGCACCTGTTATAATTGTTGCTCTTGTTTCTGTTGCTGCACTAGCTGCAGAATTCCATTCAAATACAGCACTGTCGTGTATTAAACAAATTGCTTTGTCACCAAAGTTATCTAACGACCACATACCTGGTTCAAGAACCAAGTCTCCTGATGCGGCTTCGCCCCACGCTACATAATTTGCCGTGCTGGTAACCGTATCTCCAGCACCATGAGACGCAGCTGTCGTTCCTCTTACTTCTCTTGTTACACCTGTCAATTCGTTAGACGCATTAATACCTGTATAAGATATTTCTTCTGTTCCTATTAATATAAAGTTTGTACCAGAATCTGGAAACTGTGATGGATCTGCTAATACAATACCTGTCGTAACCGAAGAGTTTATTGCATTAGATAAAGTTGTGGTAAATGCTCCAGCTTCTTCTCCACCCCAAGAACCTAATGACCAACCAAAACCTTTCGCTTGTACTGCTGGTCCTACAGGATAGTAATGTTGTACTCTAATACCTCCTGATGTTGTGGCACCAGATCCAGACTCATTTGATGGCATAGTTATTGTAAGTGTTGTTCCCGTGGGCACGGTTGTTACCATAAATTTTTTATCATCAAAATCTGCTGCTGCAAAGTTAGAATTAGTTATGCTAGAAAAATTATCTAATAATATTATATCTCCCGCTGATATGTTGTGATCTGATGAAAAAGTTAATGTAACTGTGGGAGAGCCGTTAGTCGTGCTAAATGCACTTGTTAATGTAGTTGTTGTTTTAATAGGGTGTATGTCATAAAATACTCCACCAGAAAAAGCATATAAAATTCTATTTGTGCCAATAATAGCGTATTTTCTACCTAAACTATTAACAAAATGATGAAGTCCTCGGCCTGCACCTGTTAAATTACTTTCTCCTAATTGTTTCCAACCACCTATTTTTTCAGGCGTGCCATATCTAAACCTAACATTATCGCAGTCGATCCATTGACCTTCAGCGGTTGTGGCTGTAACTTGTTTATTAATACCTGGTTGAAACCCTATTTTTTGTAGCATATAACCTCATTATATATTAAAAGGCCCAGCTTACAAATGAGTAACGAGTGCCTTTTGTAGTCTCTCTAACCTCATGTGGGTACATAAAGTTAGATGGAAATAACAGTATATCTCCCGTTTTTAACTCAATTTTCTCTCCTCTGCAATAGAATTCAGAACCCTCATAGTCTTCGTTTAGGTTGGCTACAATAGATATTAAGGGCACTCCTTTCATATTACCATCAAATATACTGTGTATATGATCGTAATGTTCTCTCATCATAGTACCTACAGGATATCTATTAAAACGTATAGGACTAAATTTAGTGAGCCATGGTGCTTGAGTCTTTTGCCCCGGTACACTATGCTTTTCTTGATATTCGTTTAATGCTTTAATTAAGTATGGTGTTAGCTTTGTTTGTTGTTCTTTAGTACAACTCATAACATCTAATTCTTTTGTAGCTTCAGAGTGATATGTACCCTCAGAATAATTATTCCATCTATGTTTTTCCCAAATTCTAGTATTACATTCTTTTATTAATGCTTCACATACTTCTTTTGGTATATGATTCTTTACGTATATATAACTTTTAATTGTGCTCATTCATCAACCTCCTTATATCTAAATGAGTTAGTGATTGTTCTGATCCAATAATATCAATACAAAATGTATTAAAAGATACGCTTATTCTTTCTTCTTCACTTTGATTTGTTGGTACGCTATGTTTTAGAGAAGAAGGGAACATTATTAATTCACCAGGTTTACATGGTAACATAAATGTTTCCGAATTGTAATTATTATATTTTATAGGATCTAATTTTATACCATCTTGCCTTTCTTTTGAAAACTGTATTGGTGGTGATTTTTCATTTATTTGAAAATACATAACCCCGGATATAATAGAATTAGGATGCACATGTTCATGATGATTAGATCCTTTTGGATTTCTATTAGCCCAACACTGTGTAATAACTAATCTTTGATCAGAGTTTAAAATACCTTTTGTATATTTTTGTACCGACTCTCCTAAAAAATTTTTAATGTTTTTAAATTCTTCCTTACGTAATAAGTATGAATCATCGGACCTATAGTTACCATTTTGTTTTTGTTCTCGATAACTAATAGTTTTTAAAAAAGCTAATTCTTTATCAATTGGTTGTTCGTATGGCACGATTAACAAAGGTATTGAAAATAATTGTAACAATTCTTCTTTCATTTTATCCAAAAATTACATTCTTTATAAGCATCTATAATACTTTTTGGTACTACATCATAAGCATCATAGTCTTTTTTATAATCACTTATAGCCCCTTCTTTTAAAGTATGCAACCCCTTTCCCATTATAGTGTCATCATAATTCATATTGTTTACTGTAAATTGTTTTATATTATTAAAATTATGTTTGTATTTTGGTATGCCTAAAAAATTATACACACCATCAATAGTTTGATCTGTATTTTTTACTAGATCGTTAAAATCTACAATATGATACATTTCTTTTGGTTGATAATTTAATAAATGTTTAACACCTATTAACTCTTTGACTAACTGACCATCTTTATTCATTATCATATGACATTTTTCTTCTCTTGTTTTTGCTGCATATTGATTAACAAAAGAAGATGGTTCTCTTTCTGACCAAGCTAAGAAAGATCCTAATACCTCTATTACGTCTCTTACTAAAATAATAATTTTTATATCTTGTTTAATTGTTTTTAAAAATTGAAGATTAATAGGAAACCCCCAAGGAGATCTATCTATAATATATTTTTTGTTCCAATCTTTATAGTAATTATTAAAAACATTTTTAATTATATTTTCTAAAGAACTATGATCTGGAAAATTTTGAAAAATATCTAATTTTTTTAAAGAATATAATTGACCTACAATATCTGCACAAATACTGTTAGCAGTTACAGCTACATCTTTGTTTTGATTCATGATAGAACCAAACAATGTGTTGCCAGCACGTGGTAATCCATGTAGGAAAAATATATCTTTCATTTATAGGATAATACTATATTTTACGAACTTTGTAAACCCCCGTGTCCGTCTGAAGAAGATCCCATATATTTATTAGCTGCAGGTAAATCTCCAAAATCTGAAGCGTTACCTGTAGTAGCTATGGTTACAAAATCCATAACATCTAGCGGATTAGTACTAGGATTTTGCCCTCCTTGTTTAATTGCTCTAGTGTTGTTACAAATTCCACTTGTTTTATACGCTGTAACAGTTAAGTCTCCAAAATCTTGTTCATTACCAGTTGATGCTATTGTAATATAACCAATTGTATTTACTTCAGTAGATGTATATCCACCCATGTTTAAACCTCTTACGCTTGAAGATGCGCCTCCTTGTCCGTATCTAGCAGCAATTAAATCTCCAAAATCTTGAGCATCACCTGTTGATGCTGTTGTAACATATTCTATAACATTTGTAGATGCAGGAGCAAGATAACCACCTCCAAAAATACTTCTTACAGGAGAATTTATTTGTCCAACATTCATAATATAGTTTGCTCCCGTTAAATCTCCAAAGTCGGTAGCATTTCCAAAAGTTGCAAAAGCAGCATAGTCTATAACATTACTCAGTGATGGCGTATATCCTCCAGCTGTTAAAAATCTTGAAGAATTACTGGCGCAAGAAACGTGTCCTCTTGTGGCAGTTAAATCTCCAAAATCAGCTGCACGACCAACTGAACTATGTTGAAATTGTTCAATCGTGTTTGTTTTGTCTGGGGCATTACCTCCAGAACTTATTGTTCTTGTAACGTTTCCAGCTCCAGCATTATTTTGAACAGCAGTAATTAAATCACCAAAATCTTGTGTAGCACCTAGTGAAGGTATATTTGTCATGTTAATTTGTGTTACAGCACTGCCTGTTGATCCTCCTAAAGTAAAACCTCTCCCCGATCCAGGCACAGAATTTACTGATGGTCTTAACTCACTAGGCAATCCTGAGTGTCCGTTTGTATAAAAATTACCACTACCAGAATTTGTGGATAAAATTCCAAATTCAGTTGCATTACCTAAAGAAGCTATATTAACTTTATCTATTTTATTGTCTATGGTTGGAGTATATCCTGCACCAAAAAATGCAGTAACCTTATTATCACAACCACTTGCATAACCAACATTTCTAGTAAGATCACCAAAATCTGTTGCGTTCCCTGTCGAGGCAATAGTTATAAATTCAATTACATTAAAATATGCAGCTGAAGGGGTATCTGTGTAGCCACCTGCTATCAACGCTCTTGTTTTACTTCCAGCAGCCGCTGCTTGTCTTTTACTTGCTGTTAAATCCCCAAAGTCTGAGTAATTTCCAAAACTAGCTAAATTAACAAAATCTATTTGGTCGTTTTGTGCTCCAGGTATTGATCCACCAAAAGTAAAACCTCTTTCATTATTACTGGTTCCACATAATCTGTATCGAGCACCGGCAATATCTCCTCCAAAATCTATTCCATTTCCTTGAGATGCAATATTTACATATTCTATATTAGCTGTTCTACCACCTAATTTATAAGCTCTTATACTATTTCCTGCACCTGCACCACCTGATGTTGTGCTAACTTGTGTGTCACCAAAGTCGGTAAAATTACCTGTGGTTGCCATTTCATTAAAATCAATTGTGTTTACAATCGTTGGAGTTCTGCCACCATACATAATACCTCTTGTATTATTTGAAGTATTACCTCTGGTAATTTCTCCTCTTGCTTGAGTTAGATCTCCATAGTCTGCTGCAGTTCCACCCGCAGCAAGATTAACTTGTTCAACTGTATTTACAATTGTTGGAGTATAACCAAGAGCATAAATTCCTCTTGTAGCATCTCTGTAATTTACATTAGCTTGAGATAACTGATTTATATTTTTTAGTTTCCAAACTTTTCCTGAATTAGCCATAATTATATTCCTCCATGTGCATCGGACACTGTGCAATCATAAGCCCAATTTCGTGATAAGTCACCAAAATCTTGTGAGTTACCTGTTGATGCAATGGTTATAAATTGAATTACGTTTTGAACTGAAGGTGCATAACCACCAGTAAACACTCCTCTAATTTTATTAGATGTGCCTCCCATACCTGAACTATTTGCAAGTAAGTCACCAAAGTCTTGAGCGTTTCCTGTTGATGCTATTGTTACATAATCTATTACGTTTGTATAAGGTGTGTATCCTCCACCAAAAACAGCTCTTGTAGGACTAGAGCATCCAGCTGGTGCTGCTCTTGCTACACTTAGATCTCCAAAATCCGTTGCATCGCTGGCAGAGGCAAAAGTAATATAATCTATAACGTTAAATGTTCCTGGTGTTCCTCCTGCTACAAGTCCTCTTGTATCACTACCTGTAGCTCCCGCTGTTCTTCTAGCTTGAGTTAAATTTCCAAAATCAGAAAAATTTCCCATAGTGGCAATTGTAGCAAATTGTATAACATCTGTAGGGTTTGCACTTGGAGCTGTTCCTCCTGCATTTACGCCTCTAGTGCCATTTGATATACCAATATTTAATCTTGTGGCTACATCTAAATTTCCAAAATCACAACAATTACCTAATGTATGTATTTCGGTAGCATCAACTTGATCACTAGCGGCAGGTGCTGATATCTCACCACCCATCATTAACGCTCTTGTTCCACTAGAACAAGCTGCTCCTTGATCTCTACCTGTTATTAAATCTCCAAAAAAAGTTCCGTTTCCTAATGTATTAATATTAAAAGTATCCATGCCTGTAGTTTTTGGACTGCTACCACCCATAAGTAAAGCTCTTCCTGATCCAATTGGCGGAGGTCTTGTGCCTAAATAACCATCACATAAACCACCATGTGAATCAGAAACCTGAGCAGTTTTAGAACCTCTGACTGCTGTCATATCTCCAAAATCTGTAAACGTTCCACCTGTTGTAATTATACCAAAATCAATTGTGTTAACAGCACTACCACTAGTATTTTGACCACCCATCATAACAGCCCTAACACTGTTTCCTGTGCCGCCAGTGCCTATTCTTGTTACACTTAAATCTCCATAATTAGCTGCGTTACCTTGTGTAGCAATTGTAATAAAATCAACTACTCCTGTTTGAGTTCCAGGTGAATCATAAGCACCCATAGTAATACCCCTTGTTGAAGAAGAAGTAGATGCTTGAGTTGTTCTAGTTGAAACACAGTCACCAAAATCTGTAGCATTACCTGTTGTTGAAATTTCTACAAAGTCTATTGTGTTTACTTCACTAGGTGTTCCACCTCCTGCAAAACAAGCTCTTGTAGGTGAAGCCAATCCTGCAAGTTGCATTCGTGCTTGTGTAAGATCTCCAAAATCTGTAGCGTTACCTACTGACGCCATTGTAACATACTGAATAACATTTGACATTGATGGTGTTCTACCACCCGCAGTTAAACCTCTTATAGAGTTAGAAGTTCCTGCAGCTAAATCAACACTCGTTGCAAGATCTCCAAAGTCTGCAGCGTTACCTCTAGCTGCAATAGTAACATATTCTATTCCGTTTTGACTACCTGCTGGAGTGCCTCCAGTAAACATTCCTCTTACAAAAGAACTATAACCATTTCTCCCTGCATTGGCAACAGCACAATCTCCAAAATCTACTGCGTTACCCGCAGACGATATAGTTATTTCATCAATTTGTGTTATGTCTGATGGTGAACCACCACCTTGTGATAAACCTCTAGATGCATGATTAGGCCAATACCCTCCCACAACCGCATCGTAAATTTCTTGCAGTTTCCAAACGCCTTTAGCGTTATCGAGTTGCGGGTAGTTAGCCATTTACTAACCTACTTTTTTAGACCAGATATATGTGGCTGCTTGTGCTTGATCAAACGGTACAGTTTCATCTGGGTTACCAGCTTCAGTTGGTTCAGTCCAATCAGATGTATAACTATCTAAATAAGTTTTTACAGCTGCTTCATCTGCTAACTCTCCAAGTCCAGTTTCATCTGAACCATCAACCGTTGCACCAATCATAACTTCATCGGATGTTGGATAGTATCCGCCATCTTCAATCCATGAAGGAATTGTAGTGCCACCGTCTAATTTATATTTGACTATCTTGTTTGCCATTTGGTTTCTCCTTGTTATCTAACAGTTTAGTATTGAGCGACTCTTCATCGTACAGCTTAAATCCTCTACGCTCTGCAAATTTCTCTGCATCTCCTGAAAATTTATCAGCGCACGCTTCTAACCATTGCATGGTCATTTCGTGAGTTGGCGCTTTGCCTTGACCCATCATATCATTTTCCATTTTAAGATATGCATAGATTTCAGCTTGTGCCTGAGCACTGTTTATACCCATATCAAAGAGATAAATCAAGTTTCCTTCGTCAATGACTCCACCTCTTGCACGAGCAGCATTTAGAGC